CAAGCAAATGACGGAGAGTATTCAGAACTGCCTTGCGGTTATCGTCAGTGGCCCATTCTGCTTTCTTTGTCCACTGAACGGCAAACCGCATATTAACAGTATTGATAAGAGCCTTATCGAAGGTCGGACCTTCTCCAAGTCCCATATCTCCGCCGTCCGTATCAAAGTGACCGAATCGGCCACCCGGACGCAATTCCAGAGGGATACGCATATCCCGAGCTGAAATTACCTGCACATTCTTTTTCTCGATTGTCGAGTAGAATGTGTCGTCACGGTCAAACAAAGTTGGAACGGTCGGTTCGACTCGCTCCAATTCATTTGCCACAACCTGGGATTCAACAAGAGCCATTTGGTTTTATCCTACTTCTTAAGAACGGCTTTCCCACTAATCAAATCAAGGTCGCTAGTCTTTGAATAGTCAACCTTACTTGGAGTTAGTGTTTTGCCGGTCCTAACAATTTGTGGTTTCCCTGCTCCACCGCTTGGCCTCGTAACCTGCTGATTACGATTTTGAGAAGATGGAACATATTTTCTACCAAGAGCTTCTGCTCTCAGTTTTGATTTGACTCCCGGCAGGACTGCAATGGCACGCGCCAGATACGTGTCTCGAATTCTGGTCTTTCCATTTGACTGCATCCCGGAATCTTTGAACCGCTGCCACAATGAATCCATTGTCTTATTGTGGCGCGGGTCTTTCGCTAGGAGTTTGCCGGTTTCCTGAATGATATCATCAACCAGCTTCTTCTTGACATAGGGCTGAATTTCATTCTTAGGGTCGAGGTCTTTGAGGATTCGCTTCTTCAAATCAGAAACGATTCCCCCAGATACCTCTTGAAATGCCTCGCCTAGACGCTGACGTTCCCAATTCGATTTTTCTTCCAATAGCTGTTGACGTTCAGCGTCAATTTCTGGAGCACGCTGCTGTCTGGCAGCAGGCTTTTTAATGTCTGTAGTTCCAAAAATGAACCGATGAATCCACTTGGCAGCCTTTGCCAAATCCTCGGTTCCCGATTGTTCCGCTTCTACAACTGCCTGATAGAGAGCATTCTGAAGAATAGGTGCGCTAATCTTGTAGAATGTATTCTCATCTACTTCATGCAGTGCAGGTAGAAAATTATTAGCGAACTCTGAAAGAGCCTTTGCATCTCCAGAATTCTTAATCGATGTTAGAACTTCCTTTGCATCGCCTTGCAGGACTCTATCCTGGAAATACTGGAAGTAATTCGCTTGAACGATTGCTTCCTTAACTTGCTCAGGAGAATCTACAAGTTCCTGAAACTGACGCGCAAGGAAAAGATTTTGTTTAAGTTCAGGAAATTCCTTGAATACATTCGGATATTTCTTGATAACATCCTGAACTTTTAACTGCCCCGGTTCAACATCTTCAGGTTCTTCTGGTTCTTCTTCTGGTTCTTCTTCTTCATCCTCAGAAGGTTCTTCCTCTCCCTCTGAATCTTCTTCAGTAGCTTCTTCTTCTGATTCCTCAGTTTCTTCAGCTTCAACGGGTTCATCAGGAACCTGCTGTTCTAGTATTTGAATATCACTCATTCCAGTAAGGTCATCGGGGGTATCAGCCATTAGAATCTCTCTTTTCTTTAGGTTAGGAAGATGGGGGAATATTTCTACTCCCCCATTTTGTTACTTCTTTGCTGGTTCGACCATCAGAGGTTTTGTTTCAGCTGGCTTCTTTGTTTCACCAGTCTTTAGTTCAGCTTCGGCCTTTTCACGCGCAGCTTTCTCTGAATCAGTTTCCAGAGCTTTTGCCAAATCTTCTCTGGCTTTCTTGTTTGCAGCAAGAACTTCAGGCGCAGCAGGAGCAGCGTCCTTTACTTCTTTGGCAATCACATGGCGAGAACCATCACTCAAAGTAACGATTGTATCACCACCGAAAGCCTTCATCAATCCACGACGTTCATCTTCAATGGCAATGAATCCACCGATACCATCGAAAATATATTCATCGAGAACTGTCAATGGTTCCTCAGAAAGAGGAGTAATACCATTGACCTGAATTGCCAAACCATCCCTTGTTACGACAACTCCAGAAACAGGAGTTCCGATTGGCGCAGAACCAGAAACAATCGCTCTGGATACCGCGGCAGGATTGAGAGGTTCTACTGCTTCTTTCTTTGTTTCAACTGCGATTGCTTGACTCATTGAACTGCTCCTTCTGCTGGTGGTTGAGTGCCCGGTTGAATTCCCATTGCAGCCTGTTGTTCCATTTCAGCTTGCATTTGCTCTTGCTGAATCTGTTGATGATTCTGCATATGAGCTTCTACGTTCTGATAAGCAGGAGTATTCTTAGCTGCCATACCTTCTGGTGATTTAAGCCAAATCTTGCAAACACCAATATGGATTTCATGTTCATCAATATCTGCATCAGCAGGAATTGATGGTTGGAATCCTACGGGTTGTTGCTGCGGAGCCTGCTCAGGCATTTCAGGATTCGGAATTTCACCCATTTCCTGTTGCATAGGTGCCTGTTCTTCCGGCATAATCGGAATCGGCTCCTGCTTAATAAGTAGAGATATCTCATAAAGCTGCTTATCTACGTCATCCTCACCAGGAATGTAGAGATTAGGCAATCCCAATACATTCTTAATAGAGGTTGTATTGCGGAAGTGAGCGAGAATTTCGTTGATTCCATCATTACCAAGAGTGAGAAGGTTCTGTAGAATATCCCTACGCTGAGTCCACGAAGTTGGGAATTGGTCTGAATATTCAGGTTCAACTCTACCAACTTTACCAGCAAGTTCAGCCTGTTTAATGAAGGTATTAATATATGATGGACCAGATGTATCAACCATCTTATCATCATAATTAATATTCTTCACATACTGGTTACACGCAATAAGCATTACGTGAACCCACCAGTTAGAAATCAAACGCCAATCGAGTTGGAGTCGCTGAAGTGATTGATTCTTTGACGACTCATATTCCCCGAGAGTTCCACCGCTTCCTTGTAAAGCTCCGCCGTAGATAGAAGCATAAGCTCCCGAGACAAATTGCGCGTATTGTTCGAGTTGTTTCTGAAACGCCGGTATTTCATCAGATAGTTGAGCAGTCTTTGTCTGAAAGAATTGGTCATTGAGTGAACCTGCAATAGATGGTTTGGCCGCAATCATATCACCGGGCCGCGCCTGAGTCTGGCTTAATTTCTGTAGGTCTACCGCATCACTGCGAACGAACGTAATCGGAATACCAAATCGAATTGTATCCGATACGATGTTCACATTGTCCGTAGTCATGTCCTGGATATCGACCATTCCATAACCGCGCGGTTGGGCATAGATAGAATTGTAGAGAGGATTCTCCGTAATCTTGATGCAGTCGTCCAAATCTTCTTCAGTAACACTTACTAGAATGTCATTGCAGAAGATAGCATACAAGCCCTTGGGGAATTTTCCCTTCAAAAGAGCAGCTTGCTCATCATCCAACTGATTAAAAGACCAAGGACGATACCAACGCTGAGAGAGGGTAACGAGGGAATAATTTCCCCAAAGGCTAGCTTCAGGAAGTCTAGCCCAACGCTGATAAAGACCCTTATCTTCTGAAGCTGAGATTTTATCTGCGTAATTTTTATATGTATCCTTAGCCCAAGATTCATCTTTTTCAGTGTCAATAGCGACAAAGGGAGTTTCCTCTTGTTTCTTAACCCAAGATGGAACAAAAGCATTCAGAGAACCATAGAGGTCGATGCAGATTTTAGTCTTGTTAGCTTCAGTGAAAGATTTAACAACCTTCTCAGTTTCCGTCACATCATTGAATGCAGGTTCAGTAGAACCACAATTCATACATGGAGGTTCTTGAGGTTGCTGCGGCATCATACCTTCCATTCCCATTTCTGGAAGTGGAGGTTGTTCAGGCATAGCAGGCATTTCTGTAGATGGTTCTTTGGGTTCGCCACACTGAGGGCAAATCCAATTATCCATCTGTTCCATCTCAGTCGTTTCAATCTCGTTCTTTACCGTCCCATACTTCTTGTTAGTATCAGGATAGACATGAGCAAGGATGAAATGCTGATTGTAATCAATATACAATGCCTTCGTTAGCAGTTGCTCCGAGCCATTATCTTTTTCAATCTTCTTTGCAATCTTACTGTATGCCTGTGCAGTGAAGCAATCTTCCTCAGCCTCTGCATCTTCTGGAAAGAATCGTGCCTTTGGTGTGAGGGAAGATAGCGCAGCAATG